GTTTGCTATAAGTTTAAAACTGACAGTAAAGCGTGTATCAGAGTTTAGCGTTCTTTTGAAATAGTGAAGCGTTGACTAAAACTAGTGTGTTGAGTGAAAGTGGTGACTTGGCCAGTATTTGTCTATAGCTTTTTGAGAGCGAGTAGAAATTTGGGTTAGTCGTTTGTGAACTTCGATGCGAGTGGGAAACTCGTTGAGTTCGATTGATTGTCTGTTTCCAAACAGGTTAGCACGGTACATCCAGTCTAATTCTTTTGAATTAGGTGAAAAGCCGAGTAGCTTGAAGTGGTTGAATACTGCATTGCAGCATCTGTAGACATCATGGTTGAAAGGACCGCATGCATATGCGATTCCGATGGCGCGAGCCATGGCACGAGAGGGTGAATCTCGAAATCCTTTGGTGTAGATTAATTGGGCGAGGAGGGCGTTTCCGTCGCGATGTGGTAATCCGTAGATGTTAGTGTAACTCAAGATTGAGGCGCGGTGGATACCGTTGCCAGATTTGGTTTTCTTGATATTAACATTAGCATTAAAGCGTCGTTTGGCAATCATTGTGAATAGATTGAGCCAATCGTCGTGTTCTTTGGGTGGAACAAGGCATAAGAGGATGAATATGATATCATCGCCCATTGTCTTGTAGAACAAGTCTTTGAGTGGGGAGTAACCCATCTCAGATAAGACTGTGAGTGTGATCGTTCCGTTGTAAAACGAACCGATAAATTGAGTGGTGAATACGCCGGATGGTAGTCCTGCGAATTTACGAGTGTAAACTCGTCCTGAAGGTAAGATACTTGGACTGTTTTCGACTGCGTCGATAGTGTAGTTCCAAAGTCGTTCTAATCTTTCAGATTGAGGTGTGGTACGTGTAGATTCGATAATTTTGGCTTCGTGCCGCATTTTCGATTCTGAGTAATGAGTACCTGATGGAATGTATCCATCATTGAAGTTGAAATAGGATCTAACTTTAACACGAATCTTTCGATGTAGTGAAAAGTAGAATCTCATATCAAATTCTTTCCAATCGAGACTGATCCAAGTGTTAGCTTGGAGGCCGTGGGATTGGGTTTCGGTAGATAGTTTGAGCCATCCGCCGTTGAGTGTTTCGTATCCCCAGAGCATGGGTGATATGCCATCATTAAGATAGCTTTGAAACAGTGGCCAAAAGAATTGAGCTTCGGCGAAGATGAGTATCTTCGGAACTCCGAAAACGGATCTAACTTTGTTAGGTTCGTCTAGTTCAATTAAGGCTGTTTTCTGGTGCATAGTGATAAAATCGTAGTTGGGTGGTTTCCCTTCTTTGATTTGGTGAATGCGAATTCGTTCTTGTCCGAATATCCAGTTGAATAAATTATGAAAGTTAAGTTTTGCATTTTTGAGCAATCCTTGTTCATAAAGGGTGTGAATCCATTCTTGTAGAATGTGATTGTTAGTGTAGGGACGTTCTGCTGACGTGGAGAGGTTCCAGTCATAGTAGAGTAGGTCTGCGAAGTGCACTGGTCGAATAGGTTGACGAGGCCGAAAGGATTCGGTGACTGCATCTAGAGCGAGCTCGAGATGAATATCGTCTTCGATAGTGTGAGGTTCGACATCATAGCGGAGAAAAAAATTCTCTGCATCGTAGTTGTCGGTTGTACTTCGTTTGAAGTTTGAGGCAACAAAAGAGGAGCGATCGTAGTCGCAAAGATTCTCTTTGATTGTATCAATGATTGAATGTTGTGTGAGAACAGTCAAATCGTGTTTTGCGCGTTGTCCGCTCGATTGGGATCGAGGTTCATAGGCAAAAGGTTGAAGATTTCTGTCTTTGTCAGATATTGTGAATCTGTCAAGGAGGAAAGTCAGTTGTTCGAATTTGGTTTCAAATTCAATACTGTTGACGTGAGTCTCTTCGTTTGTGAGTGTTGTTGACATTTAAGTTATGTGTTTCTGAGAGTAGAAATTTTAAAAAGCTTGAAAAGGACGATGGTCTTTTTGTGGATCG